GCATGTGTGAGTTTGCTGAGCGATTCGAGGGCTTTGAGCGTCGATATGGATTTGATGAAGATGATCAAGTCAAACTGGTCCAAAAAATCGGACTTTGACAAGACGACGACAATAGCAGAAGTGGATTAAACTGGTATCGTGATAGAAATATCACAGGGGCTATTCGGATATTGCAAACTGTTTTCTTCATCAAAGGTTACAGGCGCTACGGCGTCTGGTTATGCATCATCACCGGGAACGCAGCTTTTATGCCAATTTTGCCAAGACGATATTACATCAGTGAAACAACTGCGATGAAGACTAACAATTAGTTCAATTCAATCCATATGTTCGTATGGAACCTCCTTTCAAGTATTGTAGGAACAAACGAGTGAATGATTAATGTGCGTTTCAAATACGGCTGCGCGTGGGTTCGACTCCCACATGATGCTTTCCCGCATCAACGGGAAACCTTAAATTTGCATTTTGGATGATACCAGAAGCTAACTCCATAAACTAGGCACCGCATACGGTTAGCTGTACCCATCAGCTAGACGGTTCGACTCCGTCATGCGGTATTGCGCTGACACACAGCAGCGCATTGTCAGTGTTTAGAGTTTCACTGACTGGAAGGTCCCAGGCGGGCACTGAGTTTTAACCATCGTGTCTCAGCGCAAAAAGGGTGCGAGTCCCTTACCTATCCTTTTCCTGGCTTTAATTTCTACATTTGCTTATCAACGACTTATACCTGCCAGGACAACGTATCGAGGCTAGTCCTCGACAGCGTGGAAGCATGGCTGAGTGGCTTAAAGCGCCAGTTTGCTAAATTGGTAAAGTCTTTGAAAGGACTTTCGCAGGTTCGAATCCTGCTGCTTCCGTTGAGAGTAGCGCAATTCACTCTCTTGCCTTTCGACTTAGGCATAGAAAGGCAGACGGTATGGTCATCCCTATACTTCAGGTGGGGATGTCATGGTTCGATCCATGAGCCGTCATTCCGCTAGTGGTCAGCGGTGTGCACGCATCATTTCAAATAAAAAACATGCTTGCACTAGCTCAGCTTTGGCTGGGCTTTTTATTTTGGCTAGGAGGTGGCTTGATGAGAGTGTACAGAGACTGGGGCATCTGCTCTAGAGAAGAGCATGATCTACTGGTAAAGATATATCACGATCAGCGATCTAATTGCACTAAGGTTAAGACTAAGGCGATTGAGTACTCTATCAAGCCGCCTGTCTTAAAAGCGAGACATCCCCACAGATGAACTTCTTAGCAGGTCGGCTATTGCAAAATTAAATTTTGAAAGGTGGTGTGGCAGATGCCATGAAATTGACGCAGAAACAGCGCTTATTTGCTGATGAGTATATCAAGAGTGGCAATGCCGCACAAGCCTATATCAGAGCGGGATATAGAGTCAAGACTGAAAGTTCAGCTAAAGCGGCTTCCAGCAGATTGTTAACTAATGTTAACCTTAAACGCTATATTGATGCCAAAATGGCCGAAATTGAATCGCATAAGATTGCCGATGCTAAGGAAGTGCTCCAGTATCTAACGCGAGTGCTGCGTGGCGAAGAAACAGAAGAGATACCCGATAGCGTAGATGGTGGCACAATCAAACGCCCGCCGTTAATTAAAGACCGCACAGCGGCTGCACGTGAGATCATGAAACGCTATCCGCTTGATGATCCGATGGTTGCCGCACAGCTTAAGAAACTGCAGGCAGAGGCTGATACGGCTATCTGGAAACGGGATGAGCTGACTGGCAAGAATGATACAGGTGATAAGACAGTACTGATTGATGATATTGGGGGGATTGATGATGGCAACGATAAAGCTTAGCCACATGATCAATCCACACTTCTATCCAATGTGGAATACTGACAAACCATACGTGATCTGCAAAGGTGGTCGTGGCTCGTTCAAATCGTCGGTCATTAGCTTGAGGCTGGTGACTAAGGTTAAACACTGGACGATGCTAGGGCACAAGGTCAACGTGGTCTGCGTACGAGAAAACGCCAGCTATCTGCATGACTCGGTATATAGCCAAATTAGGTGGGCGCTGACCATGCTGCATATGGATGATGAGTATCATTTCTACAAGTCACCGCTGCGTATTACGCATAAGCGCACTGGGAGTACGTTTTACTTCTACGGCGCTGATGACCCGATGAAGCTTAAGTCCAACATTGTAGATAACGTGATTGCTGTCTGGTACGAAGAAGCAGCTAATTTTAAAGGCCCAGACGTATTTGACCAAGCCAACCCAACGTTTATCCGACAGAAACCGGATTATGTGGACCACGTGACGGTCTACTACTCGTATAACCCGCCTAAGAATCCTTATGATTGGATCAACGAATGGATCAGCAAGCAGGAGCAGAACCCTGACTATTACATCGATACATCAACTTATTTAGATGACAAGTGGGGGTTCACAACGGACCAACAGCTAAAGCTCATCAATCAATACAAAGAAAATGACTATGATTACTATCGTTGGTTGTACTTGGGCGAGGTTGTTGGGCTTGGCACCAACATCTACAACATGAGTCTGTTCAAACCGCTTGATGAACTGCCCGCTGATGATGAGATCATAGGAGTCTACTACTCTGCCGACACAGGTCATGAAATATCGGCAACAACCTGTGGGTGCTATATTTTGACACGTACAGGCAAAGTAATCCTGTATGATACCTATTACTATTCACCACAAGGAAAGAGCCATAAGAAACCGCCTAGTGAGCTGTCACAGGATCTCAAGCAGTTCATTGACAAGAACATGTCAGAGCTACACTTTGGGATCACCAACATGACGATTGACTCTGCTGAAGGTGCGCTGGAGAACCAGTTCTACAATGATTATGGAGTTCACTGGCACAAGGTTAAAAAACTAAAAAAAGTAGACATGATCGACCGTGTGCAAGATTTGCTTGCTCAAGGTCGTTTTTACTATCTGGATCGACCAGATAACGAGATTTTCATCGCCGAACATCAGAAGTATCAATGGGACGAAAACACGCTGCAGAGTGACGATCCTAAGGTTATCAAGGTTGATGATCATACGTGCGATAGTTTTATGTACCTATGCGTTGATAATGAGCGTGCCTTTGGTCTCAAATACTAGGAGGTGACAACGTGAGTTTTATCAACCGCATCAAAGATTTGTTTAGGAAAGGAGGCGCAAAACTGGGCATGGTTAAACAGTTGACTAGCATTACCGACGATGAGCGTATCTCAATCCCAAGTGAAGAATATGAACGAATTCGAGTTGCTAAACAGTATTACCGCGACGACTTCGGAATGGTGCATTACAAGAACAGCTATGGTCAAGAGTTGACTCGTGAGCTGTCGTCGGTGAACGTCACCAAAATGGCCGCGCATCGTTTGGCAAGCATCGTTTTTAATGAGCAATGTGCGATCACAGTTGGGGATGAATCCACTAATGGTTTTATCTCAAATGTGCTGGCAGATAATGATTTCTACAACCTCTACGAAGAGAAGCTTGAGGAGGCCATCGCATTAGGTGGTGGTGCAATTCGGCCATACGTTCAAGACGATGAGATTAAGTTCGCGTGGGTCAGTGCGGATCAGTTCTATCCTCTCCACAGCAACACAAATGAGATCAATGAGGCGGCGATTGCATCCCGGACTACGGTTACAGAAGACAATCAGCCAACGTATTACACGCTGCTTGAGTTTCATCAATGGAACGATGATCACTCCTACAAGATCACTAATGAGCTGTATCGGTCTCAGAACATCAACCAGGTTGGCGTGCAGGTGCCGCTGGATCGCCTAGATGAGTATGCTGGCTTGCAGCCGGAAGTTACGCTGACTGGATTAACCAAGCCACTGTTTGCGTACTTCAAAGCGCCTGGCATGAACAACAAGCGTACCGATAGCCCACTTGGTTTGGGCCTGGTTGACAACTCGCGCAAGATTGTTGATGCCATTAATCAGACACATGACCAGTTTGTCTGGGAAGTCCGAATGGGCCAGCGCAAAGTTGCCGTGCCTGCGGAAATGCTGCGTCCGCCAGTACAGTTTGGCAGCAATAAGGAGAAAGTCTCTCGGCCACCTATGTTTGACAAAGATGCCAATGTTTTTGTGCAGATGTACGGCGATCCAGATGGAATGAAGATTACTGATCTAACTACTCCAATTCGCAACGATCAGTATGAAGCATCAATGGATTTCTTCTTAAGTGAATTTGAAAATGCTATTGGGCTGTCACAAGGCACGTTTACGAATACGCCAAGCGGGATTCAGACAGCGACTGAGGTCGTTTCGAACAATTCAATGACCTATCAGACACGTTCGAGTTACCTAACACAAGTTGAAAAACAGCTCAGCAACCTAGTCATCGCAGTTCTGGAATTGGCCGAGTGTGGTGGGCTGTTTAGCGATGGCAACGCACGCTTTACTGGTGATCCTGAACAACAAGATATTAACGTTGACTTTGCTGATGGCGTCTTTACCGACAGGAATACGCAATTTGATCAAGACAGCAAGGCCGTTTCTTTGGGTATTATGCCTAAGAAGCGATTCTTGATGCGTAATTTTGACTTGGACGAAGAACAAGCCGATGAATGGCTGTCAGAGCTGAAAGATGAGCAACCCGAGATGTCATTTAATTCTTTCGAGGGCAATAGTGGGCCCGAAGGCGATGGAGCTGATTAGTTATGGGAGCACGCGAGCGATTCGAACAGGCGGCTGATTACATCAACAGCCTTTATTCTGGGTTGGAAGATAGTATCTTTAAGCTGATTATCAATGCTTTAAAAGATGGCGACTATCAGCATGTGGATCAGTCTGATGTGGTCATGTGGCAGGCACAGCAACTGCAAAAGATTGGCAAGCTTAATCAAGATGCAGTTAAGCTTATGGCACAGGTCGACGGATTAAGCGAAGATGCTGTTAAGGATCTGATTAAGTTTCACGGCATGCAGATTATCGATGAGATTGACGGTCAGTTGGAGCAAGCTACCAAGCGAAGCCAATCACTGTCTGCTGATGTAACCAACAAGCTGGATGCACTGGCGGACCAGACTTGGACTGACCTACAGAATAACGTCAACGAATCGCTAGTGACGCGTAACTATCAGCAATCAGCCATCACCAAGGCCTATCGGCAGATTCTAACCGAGTCAACAATGGCTACTGTATCTGGTGCAACCAGTCATGAAGATGCCGTTAAGCATGCACTGTACAAAGTAGTCGATCAAGGGTTACCAACACGCTTAGTTGATAAGGCTGGGCATAACTGGAGCATTGATGGCTATACGCGCATGGTAACCACGACAACGGTCAATCGTACTTATAACGATCTGCGCCTGCAGCGGATGAAAGATTTTGACATGCATCTGGCATTAATGAGCAGTCACCCCAACAGTCGGCCGGCTTGTGCATGGATTCAAGGCCATGTGGTTAATCTAGTACCGCCAGAAAGCGATGACTACGATCCCAAGTACGACAGCATCTACAATCATGATTATGGCAAGCCGTCAGGAACATTGGGCATCAACTGCCGGCATATTCTGTTTCCCTATGTGCCAGGTATGAATACTAATCATCAGCCACAGTATGATCCTAAAGAGGCAATCAAGAATGGCAAGCTGGTACAAGGACAGCGTGCACGAGAGCGGGCTATCAGGGATGCCAAAAAACGGTTGAAGGTGGCCGAAGAACTTGGTGATACTGAAATGGTCAGTCGTACCAAAACACTGATCAAAGCGCGCCAAGCAAAGCTACGGGACTATATCAAAGAAACCAACGCTGGACACAAGGTGCCAATTCTAACGCGGGACTATGATAGAGAAAGACTAATTAATCCTAGACATATTGACATGATGTCTAAGAAACGGATGTTTCAGTTTTCACTTGATGGGAAGCATGATGTTCATATTCATACTTCTCAGATGAAAGAAATGAAAGCGGATATTTGGGCGGAAAATCGTACTAAGAAGTATCGTGATGCCGCAAGGCGAGTAGATAAAATTCTTGGTGGTTATGTAGGCGAAAACCTGCCGAAGATTGTGATTACCGACAGTAGAAAGTTACCTAAAACAGCAGCAGCTTCATATCAGCAATCAAAAGATGTTTTATATATCAACAGCGATATTTTGCGAGACTATGAAAGCACTCAAAACTATTTAAAAGGTGGTTACTTTGCTGCGCATGATGCAAATGGTATAATTAAGCATGAAATGACACATAAGCGTAATTGGGATAAAGCTAAGGCTGAGTATAGGGCACACCCTAATAAATATCGCGATTTAGATGATGCAATTACTCAACTTGATATGCCAGTGTATTCCTATTTTGAGCACATGGCGAGATCAGAACCATCGCTGTTACGACAAAGTGGATATTTGAGAACAGCCATTTCTTTACGTAATTATAGAGAAGTAGTTGCTGAACTTAATGTCTTAAGCTTGCAAGATGAGCGATTAATGAAGTTATTGAAAGGGGTGCTAAAATGATGGATGTTTTTAGATTACCAACAGATAAAGAATTATATTTATCTGATGTAATTTGGCCACATATTGATGAATGGCATTCTGATTCTAATCATTTCGTAATTACCAAGTGGAAAGACGGTACCCCTGATGAAGTAAAAGAAAGAGCAACAAGTTACTCAACAATTGTTGTTGAAGCAAAGTAGCCATCAGCATTGCGCTGGTGCTTTTTTGTTACCACGACCTGGACACGTCGTTAAACTGTCCTTTTTGTATGCAATCAATTCTCGCGGCTCGTAACCGCGTCAACAATTAACGATAGGAGAGATCGCAATGAAACGTGAATTCTTAAAAGATCTTGGTTTGTCTGATGATCAGATCAACTCAATCATGTCTGCACACGGAAAGGACGTTAACGGCTTAAACGAACAGATCAACTCTTTGACGGCCGCAAAGAATGGTCTGCAGAGTCAACTGAATGACCGTGACGAACAGCTGAAAGGCTTAAAGTCGCAAGTGAAAGACAGCGATGAGTTGACGGCTAAGATTAATGAGCTGGAAAAGGCCAACAAGACTGCTAAAGAAAAGTATGCTGCTGATTTATCGGCTCAGCAAAAGTCATTCTTGATCGATAAGGCGCTGACTTCGGCTGGAGCCCATAACAACAAGGCAGTCAGCGCTCTGCTTAACCTTGATGACGTCACAGTTAAAGATGGGGCACTGGACGGTTTAGACAAGCAGTTGGAAGCTCTTAAGGAATCTGATGGCTATCTGTTTAAGCAGTCTGAAGAACCTAAGCCACAGCCGAAGAGTGGTGTACAGATCACTGGTGGTCAACCCAAACCAACCAATGCTGGTGCCAAAATCGACTTTGCTCACGCCAGTTATCAGGAAATCAAGGCCTTTAAAGAAGAACATCCCCAAGAATATGCTGATTTAACTAATGAAGGAGGAACTAACTAATGGCTAATTTAACTACTATGCTTGCTCAAATGATTGACCCCGAAGTAATGGGGCAAATGCTGCAAGCTCAACTTCCAAAGGCAGTACGTTTTACTTCGATTGCCCAATTGACCCCACGTTGCAAGGCCAAACCGGGGACACGATTACCCTACCACGCCACAAATACATCGGTGATGCGCAAGACGTTGCCGAAGGCGGGGCAATCCAATACAACCAACTGACGACTACGACCCAAAAGGTGGTGCTGAAGAAGGCCGGTATCGGGGTTGAACTGACTGACGAAGCTGTTTTGTCTGGTTATGGCGATCCGGCTGGTGAGGCAACCCGCCAAATTGGTCTGTCGATTGCATCAAAGGTCGACAATGACATTCTGACAGAAGCTAAGAAAGCAACTCTGGTTGTTAACCATGCTATTGATCTGGATCTGCCAGACCAAATCTCTGCGCAACTGATTGACAACACTTCTGACTTCAACTACGAAAGCGACGACACTCAAACCGGTGTGCTGTTCTTGAATCCTAAGGATGCAAATGCACTGCGTAAGCTTGCTGCTGACAACTGGACGCGAGCAACTGATCTGGGCGACAACATTCTGGTCAATGGTTCGTTTGGTGAACTGTTCGGTTGGCAGATCGTTCGGACTCGTAAGCTTGCTCAAGGTTATGGCTTGGCTGTACTGCCAGGTGCCATGAAGACGTATCTGAAGCGTGGCGTCAACTTGGAAACCGATCGTGATATCGACCACAAGTTGACTAAGGTCAACGCTGACGAAATCTATGCCGTTGCTATTGTCAATGATGCCAAGATTGTTCAAATCAAGCCGGCAGCATCCAGCACGCCAGGCCATTAAGGAGATGATCTGAGATGGCTTATCTGAGCTTTGAGGAATACGACGGGGCGGTAAGCAACGAGGCTGAGTTTAAGCGACTGGAATCTCAGGCCGAAACGGTTATCAACAACGTGACGCGCGATTTTTACCGATACCACGATTTATCCGCTGACCAGAACAAGTTTCGCGTCGCCGACTTTAAACAGGCCGTTAAAGAGCAGATTGAGTACTACGCTTTCGCACAAGCAAGCAAGTCTTACGAGATCCAACAGGGCAACTATAAAGCCGTCTCAATCGGTCGCTTATCACTGACACCGAGCGACACTAACGCTAGTGATAGTGTGATGCCAAACGGCTTATGTCGAGAGAGCTATGAGCTGTTGGCTAAGCACGGCTTACTGTTTAGAGGGGAATGGTGATGCTTATGTTGCCTAAAATCCCGTTAAAGCTATGTAACCAGTCCGTCACGCTCCATATGGCAACTGGTGAGGAAGACGACTACGGCAAGCCTAAAACGGTCGACATGGCAATCAGCCACGTTATAGTGCAACCACAGACGATTTATAGTGGATCAAACAACGACAGGACGATCACAGCGAATGCGATCGTCTTTTTGTTTGCCGACATCTCAATGCCGATGCCTAAGCTGACGCCAGACTGCGTTGGCTGGCATCTGACGTTTGAGGGTCATGATTACGTGATCACTAACTTTGTAGACAACCGTGATCCATATGGCAACGGTGTTTACTCGTATGAACTGGAGGTGCTGTGATGGGCGTACGTATCAAAGTTGAAGGCAACCTGCCGGGAAATATTCTAAGCAAGCGTGCCATCGAAAAAGGCCAGTACGTGCTTGCTAACCAGGCAATGGCTGACATGGACCAGTTTGTGCCATATTCAGTTAAGAATCACGTTCACCTGGCTAATACTGCTGCTATCTCTGATGACGGCAAGCATATCACCTACACGATGCCTTATGCCAGAGCTCAGTTCTACGGCGTGATAACGGACCGCAATGGCCGTCAGCACCCAATCGTGAACTACACGCGTTCTGAGCACCCTCAAGCAACCAAACGCTGGGACCTTAAAGCTAAGTCGCTGTATATGGGCTCATGGGAGAAGATTGTTGCGCAGACGCTGATAGGAGATGATACTCATGGATCTTAAAGAACGGCTTAAAGACAAGATCAACTCATATGGCTTGCCAATCAAATGCCTGTTAGGTTACTTAGATGGCAAGCATGATCCGGAGTTGCGCTTGCAGATGTTGCCGGGATCGACTGTAGTCGACATGGACTACGGCGGCAACAAGACCGAACAGTATCTCATGGAGTGCGTCATGCGTGGCGAGGATGAGGGCATGATCAACACGACTTTGTGGGCAATTGCCGACAAGCTAGGTGATACCGATTTTAGTGTTGCCAGTGCCGATAACAGCTTTGTCTACAACGAGCTAACGATAGCCTCAATGCCGCATCCCATCATGGCAGATACGACTGGTGCTGTTACTTATGCAATGGATTTTAAAGTTACAGTAGATACTTTTAGTAAATAAGAAAGGATGATTGATTATGGCAGATACTGCACTTGCATCTATCGGTGGCTACAAGCTTAACCACACTAACAAATTGGAAATCTGCACCAACGACATTAAAGACGTATCCAAAGTCAGCGATCCATCAACTACTTGGGCACAGTTGGCAAAGGGGATCAACAACATTACTTTTGCCGAAAATGATACGACGGCCAACGACGAATACTACGATGGTGAAGGCTTTGGTCAGTCTGATGTCACGTCTAAGCGGATTCAGCTAACGATTGCCGGGCACCGTGCATATGGCGACCCGGCGCAAGACTATGTTGCTGGTAAGCAGTACGCGTTAGGGGATGACCTGAAGACCCTGCTGCGCTTCACCTACTCTGACGGTACTCAACTGTATGGCGTAGTTACGCTGACTAATATCGTCGCAACTGGTGGCCAACCCGGTGCTAAGCAGACGTTTAGTTTTGTCGCGGTCTTCAACGGCAAGCCTCAAAAGGGCACGTCTACGACTACTGCTCAAATCCATTAGTCAAACAAACAGAGACGAGAAACGTGAGACGATAGGAGGATAATATGACAGCAATTAATTTTGATCTGGATAAGAAGATCCCTAAAGCTGAAGTTAAGACTATTAAACTTGGTGGCAAAGAGCGCGGATTAACGTTTAATGATGAGACGCGAAAGCTGCTCGATGACATGACTATCAAGTTGTTTAGTACGGCACATGCTTTTGATGATAAAAGCGATGAATTTATCAATGACTATACAGTTGGGGAACGCCAAAACTCACTACATCAAGCAATTTGCGCTCAGCGTGATAGCTTGATAGAAGGTCTGGATAAGCTATTTGGCAAAGGTGAGGGCAAGCGCCTGTATGACTACTATGGCAATAGCTTCGCCAAACTATCGGCGGTTGTGCGAGAGTTGGTTAAGCTCCAAGACCAAGAAGATGGTATTGCTAAATCTAATGCAGATCGTAAGCACCAAGTAAAGCGAGCGCGTTATACGAAAAAGCGAGGCTAATCAATCATGCTGTCGTTATATGAACCGTTGCGAAATGAGTACGCATATAACGGTGAAACATATTCTATTGATTTAGCTTTTGACAATGTGCTGAGATTTTATCGGCTACTTGAAGACAGAGACTTCACCAATGAAGAAGTTGTCGAGACTGCCTTTGAAATGTTTTTTGGCTCTTATCCCAAAGATGCTGATTTTGCTTTGGCAGCATTCAAAGACATAAGCAACTACATCTCGCGAGAGCCGTACGGCAACGATGGGGATGCAGCGCCTGGTAGCCCGATTAAGTATTATTCATTCACGCAAGACGCTAGTGCAATCTATGCAAGCTTTTATGAGCAATACGGCATAGATTTGGTAGATCAAGAAGGTAAATTGCATTGGGACAAGTTTAAGGCCCTCTTTGCCGGGCTTGGCCCCAAGACATACTTTCAACGCATTGTGCAGATTCGCATGAAAGACACATCTAAGCTTGAAGGACAGGAACTAACTGACGTCTTGCAAGCACAGAGCTACTATGAGCTAGACGAAAACAAGACTGAGGCATCTCGACAAGCGCAGATGGATAGCGTCTTTGCAATGCTAAAAGCTAATGCGGACTAGAAGGGAGGGATTAAATGGCTGACGGCAAAATTGATATTGATGTGATTGTTAATGATCAAGCGTCAGAAAGCGCAAAAAAGATTGATGATCTGCTTAAAAATGTTGGGGCAGACGCTGGTGATAAGGCTGAAGAAAGCATTAAAGAAAATGTTGAAAAATCAGAGAATCAAGTCACTAAGTTGATTCAACGCTACCAGGACATCCCTAAAGAGGTCCGTACTAAGTTAGCTGCTGATGCAAAAGAACAAGGGATTGACAACTTTGACAAATTGCTAAAGAAAATCCCTAAAGAACAGTTAACAGAACTTAATGCCAAAGCTGAAAAAGGCGAAGTCATTAACTATCAAGAGCTTTTGCGAAAGCTACCGGCAAAGGTCGTCACTGATGTAAGGCTTAATGATCAGGCTACGCTTCCGATGAAGGCACTAAAACAGCAAGCTGAGGAAACAAACAGATCATTTTTGCATCTAAAAGATACAGCAGTTGGCGTATTTGCTGGGAATATGATTACTGCAGGATTAACCGCCATTAAAAACGGTTTGGTTGAATCAGCTAAGGCTGGTATGGAATATAACATCCAGCAAGACCGAATGAAGACTGTTTGGACAGCGTTGACGACTGAGGCTCCACAAGACGGTAAGGTGTTGGTTAGCTACATTAATGAAGTGGCTCAACACTCGATCTATGCATCTGAAACAATTGATAAAATGGCTCAGTCATTCTATCACGTACATTCAAGCGTCAAGGAGACTAAAGATTGGACAAATGCATTCGTGCGTCTAGGATCTACGCTTCATATGTCCAACGACCAACTTGCAGAAGCAGGCGAGCAGTTTGCCAAAATTGTTGCCGGTGGTAAAGCCAGTGCGGAAGACATGTCGGTTATGATCAACCGGTTCCCAATGTTCGGTGAAGCGCTGGAAAAAGCTACCGGCAAGTCGATGAAGCAACTTTACGCTATGTCTGCAGCCGGCAAGCTTACTGCTACTCAGTTTACTGAAGCTTTGGATTATCTTAGTAATAAGTACAAAGGGTCAACGGAAGAAGCGATGACGTCGTTTACCGGGATGTCAATGTACATTAAGTCTCGGTGGCAAGTGCTTTGGGGTGACGTTATGAATACTTCATTTCAAGCAAATAAAAAGATGTCGGAAGACTTGCGAGATTTGCTGTCTGATAAGATGATAGCTCGCTATTCTGAATTACTGGGCCAAGCGATGAATGCGTTACTGTCTGGCGTTATGAGCTTGCTAGACTATATTGGGACTCATCGTAAGACGTTGGTTGATCTGGTCGGCAATCTGGGCCAATTGCTAGGGATTGTTGGGCAAACAGTTTGGCAGACGTTCATTGATACCATTAAGACAATCGGTATCGCGCTAGGCTTAGTCAAAGATAATGGGGATGCGGCCGTTGATCCACTACAAGTACTAGACGATGTAACCAAAGAACTGGTCAAACATAAGACTGACGTTGAGAATTTCACTAAAGCTTTGATTGCAATGTTCGCTGTCAAAAAGATCATGGACTTTGTAATGTGGATGGCCAAAGCTCGCGATGCGCTGATGTCGTTTAAGATTGTTGAATCAGCGACAAGCATGGTTGGCGCTGGTGGTAGCACTGCTACGGCTGCAGAAACTGGGATGTTAACTGCTGAAAGTGCAGCAGCCAACACTGGTAGTATCATGGCAGGCGGAAGGTTTTTGGCCACAGGAGCATCGAAGTTCTTAACGCGTGGCATGCCCGTAGTTGGTGCAGTTGCTGGGGTCGGGTCAGAACTATTGTCTACTGATTCAACTAGTCAAAAAGTAGGTGGCTCACTTGGCTCGGTTGCCGGTGCTGGTCTCGGTGCTGCTATCGGATCAGCAATTGCACCAGGAATTGGGACTGCGGTTGGCAGTATGCTCGGTGGTGAGTTAGGTCAGAATGTAGGCCGTCGACTAGGTGAAGCCATCAATAATGGTGCTTACAGTCATTTAAAGGCACATCCAATTGAAGTCCACACCAAGCTCAAAGTTGATAAAGAAACGAATGATTTTGCTAAGATCACAACGCCTACTGCTAATAAGATTACTCAGACGGTACTGCGAATGGACGTTGACTCGCAGAGCATCGCTAAAGCTAAAGCCAAGACCGATGCCTACTATAACGAGCTTAACCAGAAAGTAGACAACTACTACAAAAACAAAGAAGCCAAAGCACAGGCAGATTTGCAGAAACTGGTTAAGAATGGTGCCATGTCGCAAGCAGACGCTGATAAACGGATTGCCAATTTGCAGAAGTCTGATCAAAAGGCCGCCAGTGCTCGTAAGGCGTCATATGCTCAGATGCAAAAAGACACCAATGCCTACTATGATCAAGTGCAGAAGATTGAGAGCAACGGTACCAATAAGCTGACTCAGTTGGCGCAAAAGTATGGTGCCAACTCGAAACAAGTCGAAAAAGAACGTGAAAAAGAACTGCGCAAAGCACGGCAAGACTACATTGCTCAGGAATACAAAGACCAGGTAGCTGCCAACTCAAAGATCTCTAAGTATGTACAGCAAGGTGCTGATACTCAGAAGAAAATCTACGAGAAACTGATCAAAGATAAGGGCAAGCTTGACACGCAAGATCTTAAGGCTACACAGAAGTCTGCAGATCAAAAGTATCGTGCAGCAGTTGAGCCAGCCAAGAAAACGCGTAATGAAGTCGTCAAGAACGCAAACAGCCAGTATAAGGAAACCGTTAAGGCAGCTGAAAAAGAATACAAAGAGCATCATACGATTTCTAGGAAAAAGTATGAAGAAATTGTCAATAATGCGAAGAAACAGCGCGACGGGGATGTAGATGCGGCTAACGATGAGTACCGCAAAACGACCAAGAAAGCTCGCGATCAGCATACAAAAGTGACTAATGAAATCAACAAGCAGAAAGAAGAAGTCATTAATGCGGCTAATGCGCAAGCTACTGGTCACGCAAGTGCAGCGGCCAACGAAGAGTCGCAGACCAATTCTCATTATGCAGAAGGCTCTAAAAAGACTGCATCAATTTGGAATAAGCTTGGTGAAGGCATTAACAAGGTCTTGAAGGTCTTTGAAGCTAGTCAGACGGTGCCAATGATTCCGGCGGCTTATGCTACTGGTACAGGCGCTTTGCCAACCAGTCAATTAGCTCTGGTCGGTGAAGAAGGGTTTGAGCTGGCACATACGCCACGCGGTTATGAATTACTTGGTGCTGGTGGCCCAGAGCTAAGATTTCTGGACGCTGGTACGTCAATCCTCACTCACGAGCAGTCTAAAGCGGCAATCGCGATGAACGGTGGTAAAATTCCTGGCTATGCTAAAGGTACGGGTGCGAAAATTGAAGATTTCATCGATAATGTTGGCGACAAGCTTGAAGACATTTTTGATTGGGTTGATAAGTCAGCATCAGACATCTGGGATGCCATCAAGAAGAAAACAGGCATTGATAAAATGCTGAATGCGCTTGAGCATCCCTACTTCACCTATGATCGTGGTAATGGCTCAATAAAACTAGCGTCAACTGCAGTCGGCAATTTTATGAAGAAGCAGGTACAGAAGCTTGCTGAATCATTCGATGGCTCATCTGGCGGTGGTGCGATGTCGAAAGGCGAGTTTGCAGCAGTTGCTAAAATGGCTGCAGCCGCTCGCGGTGAAAGCCTTTCTGCTAGCGACATTGAGCGCCTTTACTGGCAAGCAATGGTTGAATCTACCGTTAACCCTGCTACAGGTGGCGGTATCGATGACCATGATGGTACAGGCCGGCCAATCGGGCTATTCCAGTTTAAGCTGAGTACTTGGGCATCTGCCGTACGGGCTATGGGTGGCAAACATGGCAATATCCATAGCGCCTTTGACCAGATCAGTGCTGTACTTGCTGACCGCACTTGGCGATCCGATTTGGCGCCGCTTGGAGTCAGAAGAGGATGGACGCCGCATGGTTATGCTAATGGCGGCTGGGCATTTGGACCGGCAATCTTTGGTGAGGTTTCTGGTGAGCCAGAAGTAGCAATCAATCCGCGCCGCAATACCGCTGACAGTTTGATTGCTGAGGCTATTCAAGCACGGGCTAAGATCAACCCTAATGGCATTGCTGGCAAGCTCAGCCAACTGATCAACAACACTAAATCAGCTGCTAACAGTATGATGCCGGTGTTCGCTACCAGCAACGGCGGACATGCAAGCCAATCAGCAAGCGCTAATGGCAAAGTCGACATGAGCGGTGATGTGACGATCTCGGTACAGCTAGACAGCAACACGATTGCGCGTACTACCTATCCGAAGATTAAGGCGATTAAAGCACAAGAAATTATCGTTCGTGGCAATGGCGGTGCTATTCCAGTAGGCAATGCGATGCCAGTAGGAGGTGGATTCTAATGTCAACAATCATCATTCAGCGCCTTGATGGCACTAACTACGATTTGGATGCATTAGGTTTCCGGGTTAAGCAGTTTAACATCCCGCTTAACAACTACTCATATGCATATCAGCAAATTGGTAAGTATGGTTCTACACGGACGGATAGCTATCAGCAATATCTGGTAATCCCATTGATTCTGACAATCACTGCCGAAGACATCAATGATTACAATCTGCAGCTCTTTGAACTACGCCGGATTATGCGTTCTGATGAGGATTTTTATGTCATTAACTCTGTCATGCCATATATGAGATGGAAATGTCGTGCAGAGGCTGTTACGCCAACCCAGAATGGTAACTTTTGGCGCAGTGCGGACGTAACGATTAACTTAGACTGCGCAGATGGGTATGCTGAGTCGGTGGCCACTACTCTTGATTGGGATGCTGAAAAATGGGGCTTTGGTCAAAACGTACCAGATAAGGACATCAGCTATGAGTTCAGTACTAGTGATTTTGTCTTTAATAACTTGGGTATGGTTCCGTTAATGGCAGATGAAAGACCTGCAAAAATCATCTTTAACGGTGACGCACCAAATGGATTCACCATCAGCAACAAGACGACCGGCCAGTCATTTAAGCTGAATCGTGGTGTGAGCTGTGCTGATACCGTCATTATCAATGGCATCATGCCGCTGGTTAATGCTCAGCAGGCATATAAAGACAGCAATCATGGATATCTGGACTTTGCAATTGGTGAAAACCAAATCCATATCGATGGTGCCAGCAATTTCGACGTCAAGTTTGATACGAGATTCTACTACTAGGGGGGATGCTAATGATTAAACTGCCAATCACCAGTTATACTGGCGATCAGTCAGTATTGCTAGCATATAACGTAGCAGTCACTAAGACGATCAATAGCTATCCAACTCTGTCATTTGTATTTAATGCAGTTGGCCAGAACTTGGTAGCAGAGGATATGCTTGGCCCCAGAACGCTGTTTACCACGCCTGATGGTCAGCAATATCGACTGACAACTTCTAATCCTGTGCCCAACTCAGAATTTCGGGTATATACCGTGTCAGCTACACATGTTGGCCATGATCTGCATGACAGTTACATTATGAATACTTTAAGTGGCGTCCAGTCATTGAGAGCATGTCTCGACCTAATGACTCAAGGGACGCCTTTTAAGTATCAGATTGATGGCAACTTTAATGATCATGATTTCGGTACAGGCACGATTGGTGGTGGTCATGGGGATGACGTTCTATCAGCAATAGCGCAAGCATGGGCCTGTGAATATTGGTTTGACAACTATACCGTGCATATTGCAAAAACGATCGGCAGTCAGGACGCTTTCACTTTTGTTGATCGCGTCAATGCTAACTACATTAGTTGGAATGAAGACTACTCTAGCTTCTATACAGCAATTCACGGCTTTGGAAAGCAGATAGAACAGACTACAACCGTTGATGATGGGAGTTCATCTTCTAGTGGTGGTGCGCAAGAAGTCATCAACTTTGCCAAACAATATGCGGGCACGCCATATGTCTGGGGTGGCAATACGCCCAGTGGCTGGGATTGTTCTGGCTTTGTGGCTTATGTCTACAATCACTTTGGTATTGCGATGCATCAGCCGACCACCTACGAAGAATATCAAGGGACGGTTGTTGGGCCACCATATCAGACCGGCGACATGCTGTTCTGGGGTGGACGTGGCAGTACCTATCACGTCGCATTAGCGCTCGATGCCAATACTTTGGAAATGGCCGCCAACCCAGAACGAGGCACCGTTGTACAGGCAATCAGTGCTTGGCAACCAAACTTTGGCGTTCGCAATGACAAGATGGCTGAGCTTGTATCCCAATCAGACGGTTCAGATAGCTCCACAACTACCACGTCTACGGTATATAGTTGCCAGGCTGACTACATTAGCCCACTCGCAGATAAAAGCAGAATCGGCAAAATATGGCAGGATCCATATACCAGTGACACGATTACTGACGAGAATCAGCTTAAGGTGGCACTTAAAGGACAGTTGCATGATTATCCAGACGTGCAGTACTCAATGAGCTGGGTGACGTTTAAAAACAACAGCCAGATCACAAACAACATTGATATTGGCAACACTGGCTGGCTAAGAGATCGGTACGGGCTAGATGTCAATGTGCGGATCCAAAGCTATACCAGGTATTTAGACGATCACTCGGGTAATAATGACGCCATTACGTTTGGCAATAAGATCTTTGATTCAACGACTTGGGAAGTACGTCAGAACCAGTCTAAAGAGAGAACAAAATATTTAGTTGAGCAGGCCAAACTCCCTAATACTGTAACTATTACGCAGAAGGAGGCGAACGAGATTGGGCAATACGTTGACAAGCAACGACAAGACAGTGGCGGATGATGCTAAAGTCAAGCTGATTATTGGTGAAATTGGCCGTGATACTCAGACGGGCATAATCGGTCGTGGCTACTCGTTTGACAATGGCAATACTTTCCACGTGACAGATACCATCTATGGTCGCCTGTATACTCAGAATGATGCGGATGGGCTATGGAACAATGGCTTGCATGAGAAAGTCAAGGAGAAAGTCAATCAAGAAATAACCAATACCGTTGAGCCGGCAATTAAGCAGGCTGACAGTGCCGTATCATATGCCAATGAGGCAATTGAGAAGTCGCGAGTCAACAGCCAGGCAATTGTGGATATAAATTCGGCCGTCAGCAATGCCGTGTCGGACGCTGCAGTTGCCAGGAGTGATGGCTTGCGGGCTTGGAATGCAGCACAGTCCAATGCTGATTTAATCGACCTAAACTATGCGTCGGCGAGTGCGGCAATCTCGAGCGCTCGAACTGAGGCGATTGCGGCGGCTGATGAGGCTAAGGCGTCAGCGAGCGCAGCACAAGCTGATATCGTTGCCGCACGATCAGACGTAGCCGCAGTACAAGTGGATGTGACGGCGAATAAGTCTGACATAGCGGTGGCCAAAAGCGACATCGCGGTTGCCAAAAACAATCTTGCCAGTCAAGCAACGAGCCTATCGTCTTATGCATCACAAGCAAGCGCTGCGGGCAAAGATATCGCCACGCTTAAGAGCCAAGCCGGCCAGTTTGAGCAGGATATGGCGGACACCAAAGGTGACGTCAGCCAGCTCAAAGTATCGGCAAGCTCGGCGAGTGCAGCCTTGTCCGATGCGGCTGGCAATATCTCCAGCCTGCAGGCAACGGCTAAATCGTACAGTGCTGCGTTGTCGGATGCGAAAGGCGACATTGCTACTGTAAAGGCAACGGCAAGCGAGCTTGAAACTAAGTATGCTGATGCGGCGGGTGATATCAATAAGCTCCAGACGGATGCCAAAGGGACAACGCAGACGCTGGCCGATGCACAAGGCGATATCGCCAAACTTAAGATCAGAGCAGACGGCTTTGATACCGAGTTTGCAAGTACCAACGGCGACATCAACAAGCTCCAGACGGATGCAAGCGGGACAAGGCAGACGTTGACCAACGCTAAAAGCGACATTGCAGTCCTGCAGTCACGCGCGGATGGTTTTGATACTAAGTTTGCTAACACGGCGGGTGACATCAATACACTTAAGGTTGATGCCAGTGGCATGAAGCAGACGCTGACGTCAGCTAAAGGCGATATATCCACGCTCCAGGCGACAGCAACCGGTTTTAAAAATACACTGACCGATGCGCAAGGCAATATATCTGCGCTCCAGTCGGACGTGTCGGGACTCAAAAAGACGACCAGCGACCACGCAGGCAACATCGCCACACTACAGGCTGACGCTAAGACGCTGACCAGCCAGATGGCTGATGCGCAGGGTAACATCAACACGCTCCAGCAAACCGCATCAGGAATCAGCTCGAAAGTTAGTGGTGTGGAAACGAGTTTAGCTGATGCCAATAGCAAGATTACCAGTAATGGCGGTGGGGTAAACCTGCTTACTGGAAGTAAGACTATGCACGATGTTTGGTCAGCCGATGGAACGTCAATATCTAGTGTAGACGATTATTTAGTTGTAAGCGCAACTGGTAGTAATATGCGTATATATCAGAACCCTAGCGAAGATACTAATGGGAAACTGATGTCAGTGTCGTTTGACGCCGAAGTTCCGGCAGATGCTAAGAACCAAAGCGTACAGATATGGGTAGGACCTTTTCAAGCGGGCGTTGGTGTAACTATATCGGGCAATGCTTTTAAACGTTATAAAGTTGAAAACTGGAAATGGAACAGTGTATACAAAGCCTTTTCGATCCAGTTTAAAAACGCTAACGACAAAATAAACATTAAAAAAATTAAGTTAGAGTTTGGTGCTGTTGCGACTCCTTGGTCGCCAGCGCCAGAAGATACCGATGCAAAAATCACGACCAACTCAACGGCGATCGAGCATAACAAGAAAGCCATTGCACTCAAAGCTGACCAGACAGTGGTCGATAAGACCAACGAGACTGTCCAGCAACTGCGGGCACAGCTTAATGTACAGGCTGACCAGATTAGCGCTAAGGTGTCGAGCAGTGACCTTGATGCTAAGGGTTATGCAACACAAACGTACACGCAAACGCAGATCAAACAGGCGTCTGACAGCTGGAACGCCAACCTGACGTCGGTCAACAACAGTCTAACGCAGTCATATACCAACCTTCATGCGACTGTTGACGGTATTAAGAGCACGGTCGCCACTAAGGCAGACCAGTCGGAAGTCACACAGCTAAGCAACTTGGTCCAGACCAAAGTGTCGTCGGGCGATTTTACCAGCACGACCACACAGCTCAAAAACCTGATCAATCAGCGCGTGCAAGTCGGTGACGTGATCAGCCAGATCAACCAGGAAGCCGGCGGCAACACTTTAATCCAGGTAAGCAACGGAAAGGGATCACTAATCCTTGATGCAAACACGATTGTTACCGGCAAAGCATGGATCCCGGTTGCCTCAATTGCGGACTTAACAGCTGATCAAATCCAAGCTGGAACGCTAACGGGGAGCACGGTGCACTTAGGCGATAGCAACGGTAACACGATCGATTTGGGCGTGCTCGGCACTAACCATGTGGGATTGCACTCACTGGCTAAGTCTGGCGACCAGACTTACATTGACTACAACGGCATTAAGAACAGTGGGACTGGATATAGTACAACCATTTCTCAAGGAAAAATCACAACTGGGTATATGACGGTCAATGGTGGTGGCTTGATTGACTTCCGCTCTAGCGGTAACGGTACAACGATTGACAGCCAAAACATCAAGTTCTATAACTCCAATACAGTCAACGGCGGTATTGAGTTTTCTGGTGGCAATCCGATTGCTACGGTGCGAAATGGTACAGTTGGCAATGAGCTGCGAGTTCGCTATGATAGGTCGTTCGCATTAACGCCAATCAAAGATGAATCGGCACGTATCTGCGCATCGTCGGCAGCTATGCAGGTGGGTTTTATCCAATCTGGCAGCTCAACGCCAGACCGCCAGACAACTGGGCTTTGGGTTGATAATGATAGGCGGCACGTTAATCTTGGCGTCTGGGGTGCAGACAGTACGTGGGCACGTGTGGAAGCCAACACTCACAATATCCACATGCAAGCTGACAAGGCTCATGCTTGGCTTAGCAATGACAACGTGTTCCATATCTATAAAGACAATGACGGTGGCTCGTCAACTGCGACCAAGTTACAGGTTGACGGCTGGGCTTGGATTAAAGGCTGGGTTGAGGCGGCTGGTCACAGTCAGCACTCGGCACTGTCGACCAAGACGGACATCCAGCCAGTCGATGATGACAAGATGCTTGAAATGATCAATAACACCGACTTGACCTCGTTTCTGTACACGTCGGACGTAGCCAATGGCGAAACGCATCGCCATATCGGGTTAATCATTGATGACGTGCATGACGTGGCACAGTATCAGACGCCGCAGGACTTTATCGCGCCGAACGGAGTCAGCCGTGACGATGACAATATGATCGGAGCGCTGTTTGGTGCTGTTAAGGCACTGACCAAACGAATCAAAACATTAGAATCCAAAGTCGGTTAACGCCGGCTTTTTTTATTGGGGGCAATTATGGGGAAAGAGACTGTACAAAAAATCAATGTTTCTCCAGAAAAAATAGAAACATTTATGGGCATGAAAGAAAAGCAGAAGCAGTCCGTTAAGCCTTGGACGAGAGTAACACAGACTGCTAAAGAGCTTACTATTGAGCTTCATTCATAGGAAGGAACGATTGTATGGATATCGATTTACAGCAACTGCAGAACCACTACGCAAGCAAACTCGGCGCATTAGAGGCCAACAACACGTTGCAGGAAGTGCAGATTAAGCTGCTGACCAGAGAGAACGCTGATCTGAAGAAACAACTGGAAGATTTGAAAGCAGATACTGCTAAGGAGGACTAACTATGCAAGTAAACGTATCAAACATTGTTTTTAACTTTTCGACCACGACTCCAGGCCAAGTCGACTCGGCCAACTTTACTTTCTACGGTTCGAACGCCGAAACGGGTGAATTCCTGAACAACACAGTACGAGTAGACAAGGCCGAATTGCCAGAAGGCACGACGTTTTTCACCGGCTTAGACAAAGCCCAGACGATCGCACGGCAAAAGCTGCTCAAGTATCTGGCACTGCCTACTGCTTAACGATTTATTAGGTTTAGTCATTTAAAATGACAAAACTACTTAAGGCTTAAGGAGATGGTTTGAGTGACCAAAATGATTGTACTTGGCGACTCGATCATGTGGGGTCTGACTGGTTTCGGGAGTAATCATCCACGTGCCAATCCTACGATCCCACAAGCGATCGGGAACCAGTTAGGGTGGGAAGTCGACAACGAGGCGATCAGTGGTACTAAGTACGCTGACAACCGTGATGGTCAAGACTTTATCCCACAGGTCAATAAGTTTAATTTTAAAAACTATGACGTGGTTTTACTGGGCTATGGTATCAACGACTATGACGACCAGCCGTATGCCACGACTACGCAAGTCCAAGATGCCATGACTAAAGGTATCGCTAAAATTCGGTCGGACAATCCGTCAATCCGTATCTACGTTGAATTGCCTACACCAAGCTATGTCTATGGCGCTACAGACGGTGCGCTCAATGGTGGCGGCATTAGCGAGCGGACTATGTATGATGCGATTAAACAATGCGCTAAGGATAATAACTGTCCCGTCTATGACTGGCGCGACAACCCGCTGATCACGTACGACAATCGCAATCAGACGCTTGGCGATGGTCAAATCCATCCCGTACAAGCGGTACAAACACAGATGGCTAAGCGGTTGGCTACGTGGATTGCTGAAGAGGAGCAGCAGACGCCCGGTCAACCGACTAAGCCGGTCACGCCAATCAATCCGAGTACACCTGCGACACCAGGTATCGTTGTACCAGCCCCAGAGCCAACTCCCACACCAACACCTAAACCAGTCGAGACTGTCAGTCTTAACACTAACGTTGGTACTGGGAGTTTTATTGATAACGTTAATGGCAATTTTAAGAAAATTTGGTCAGCGTTACAAAAAGTAAGTGGCGATGATGCAACGGATTTTCCGACTGAAACTTTTAGCAGCTACTCACGCGGACTGCGTATGTATCTGGCTAAATCAGTCAGCATCATCACTGGATACGCTCAGCGCAGTCTGGGGTCAACGGAAACAGCTGACAGTGACGGTCGGTCAGCATCCGTAGAAGGATATGTATTGACTAAATCGCTGTTAATTAAAGATTTAATTGATTCACTAAATGGCTGGTTTAAGGACTGCCAGACAGCAATCAATGCAATGCTTAAAAACTTATAGGAGATGATATAAATGGCATCTACTACTTATGCTGGACACACGTATACGCAAGTCGACACAACTTTTAACGGCGATGTGGCCGTCAAGATTGACGAGCTATCAGGCCGACAAGGCGACAACATGCGTCCAGTCTATCTGCAACTGGTCCAGACGAGTGGTGGCGTAACGACTCCCTGGAACCTATCCAACCGTAGCGTTGAGCTCGGCGGTAAGGATTATCAAGGACGCGTCAAACTGACCAATACGGCAACAGTAACCAATGCTGCTAAGGGCATGATTCTGCTGTCAGTACCAGGTGCTTTTTACCAGACGGTTGGTGACTACCAATCAGCCTATCTGCGGATCATGCAGGGCTCAACGGTAGTATCCACGATTAATGTTGCCTTTACCGTCTATCAAGACGGGCTGGCGATGACTACTGGTGACAGTGTGACCTACATCGGTCAAATCAGTCAGCTAATCGCACAAGCTAATGCGTTGGTTGACCCACTGACCATCAAGATCAACAGTGCATCAAGCGCAGCTAATGCGGTATCTACGGCTGTCAAGGCCTATCAAAACGAAGTAGCATCAACCGGAGTTGCCAAGACTGGTACCAACAATACTTTCGCTGGTACACAGACCTTTGACCAGATCAACGCTAGCTCGATTGGCGGTGATGCATGGGGTAAGATTCAAGCGTTGGTTAACAGCAAGTTTAGCAACACTGGTAACTCAACCAAAGGCATTGAGTACGTCAACGGTGCCAGCGGTGATTTGACTAAGCAGCTCGTACAGATTGGGCCTATCCACATGCTTGCTATCTCTGGCGGTATGCGAACGCCACGTAAGCTGGCGCCTTGGGGCGACCGTGTCGAAGTCGTTAAGTTCAGCGACCTTGATGGTGTGCAGAATCCAATGATGATGATGCGAGAAACTCCGGCTGACTTGGGTATCACGCTCTGGAACCAGATGAACGGCTCTACGATGTCAATCCAAAACATCACACAGAACGGTCAAACCGCCAACGCAAACTGGTACTTCCAACTCAATCAAATGTTTATCTGGTAGGTGATATAGATGCGCAAACTAGACTACGTTAATGCGGCTAACGATGAGTACAAGTTCGGCGATACATCGGCGGTACTGACGTATACCGCATATGATGATGACACCAAAGTTGCCATGACCGGCAAGACACTACTGTTTAAGGTCAAGGACGACACATCCTACGTTGCCAGTGCTCCAGGACAGCTTAACGGTGATGGTACGGTCAGTCTTAAGACGGCAGATATCAAGGATTTGACACCTGGCACCTACTTTGTTGAGCTTTGGATCAGCGTTGGCAATACGACTGCTATCTACCCGTCTAAAGGGTTCGTGTCTTTTACCGTCAATGAAAGTACGCAGATAGTCACTGACAAATACAGCTTTTTGACGCTAACTGAGTTGATTAATAACTTCAACAAGGCGGTTGCGGACGTTAAGACTGGGCCAGCAGGAGCTGATGGCAAAGATGGCGCTACGCCAGAGATCGACAAGGCCACCAAGCACTGGATGATTAACGGCACGGATACCGGCTATGCTGCGGAAGGATTGGCGGGCACTCCTGGTAAGGACGGGACTAACGGTGTTGATGGCGCACCTGGCAAAAATGGCGTCAGCCCAACAATCACGATTAATTCTGTCAAGACATTAGATGTTGGGCAGTCTGCAACGGTAACAAACTCTGGAGATAGCACGAATATCAAGCTTGACTTTGGCATCCCCAAAGGTGAGCCAGGGCCGCAAGGCATTCAAGGTGCGCCAGGTGAAACAGCGCTGTCGCTCAAACTTGGCACGGTAACAACCGGTGACACCGGCTCAATCACCAATGTTGGTACTGATTCGGTGCAAGTTTGGAACATTGTACTGCCGAAAGCCAAAGATGGTGTGGACGGTAAGAATGGTGTTGACGCAACGGTTGCAATCGGCAAGGTTACGACGGGCACGACCGCCAGTGTAGCCAACTCGGGCACGCCAACGAATGCAATCCTTGACTTTACGCTGCCACAACCAGACATGAGCAAGTACATGCTTGCGACTGATATTAACAAAAATCTGGCACTCAAGGTCGACAAGTCTACGCTGTCCAGCTACTACACAGCTGCACAGGTTGACAGTATGATTGCCAACAAGGCTGATGTATCGGCTTTGGCAACGTATGCATCTAAGAGCGCGCTTGACGCACTGACTGAGCGCGTCAAAAAGCTTGAAACGCCAGCAACTTCTAAATAGAGAAACATAGTCGCCAGAGAAAGCTAACAGTACCTTATGGGGCGGCCTTGAAGGGAGATTTTAAGTGTGCCTTATCATATTTTAATGTTTCGCCAAGTACAGCATATGGTTGATGATCCGCTTATCATTGCTTTTGTCTGGTGTGTGATCATCGACGTAGCGACCGGCTATATCCGATCAGCTTTTGTACGCAAAACCAACTCAACTCGAGGCTTGTTTGGCCTAATCAAACATACAGTAGTTCTGGTTAGCATCATCAGTATCTATCCATATCTGATCAGTCTGGGCTATGCCTGGCTGGCACAGACGATGGTGTGGGGATTTATCCTAAACTACCTAACATCAATCACGGAAAACTGGGGCGAGATGGGGCTGTGGTTACCACCACAGATCAAAGCAATCCTGGTCAAGCTCCAGTCTGACTATGACGCAACGGACTACAACGCCATCACTGGCGCTAAGCGGAAAGGAGACAAATAGCAATGAAGACAGTTAATAATATTGTTGAATGGCTGATTCAGTCTGGCGCACTGGCCGTACTGGTGGCCTTTTTGTGGGCATATGCGAAGCCGTTGTTGA